ATGCTTCTTCTAATGCGATTTTAGCGTTAGCGATAGCAGTTTCACGTACAGCTTTAGCATCAGCAATTGCTTCTTTCAACAATTTTGAACTTGCCATTTGTTTTCCTTATTTATCGGATTTCTTAAGCTATTGTATTGGAGCTTAAATAGAATTAATGATTGGCATTTGGTCACTACACATAGAATCGTGAGTATTCACTACCAATAGAAAAACCTATAAGAATAGGTTATTGTTAAGAATAAATATATAAAAGTTTATAAAAACATAAATTTCTAAAAAATTCTTTAGAAATTATTTTCTTTGTATCATTTTTTTAACAATCTTATCAATATCATCAAGCTTCTTTTGTATCTCTGCTTTAGCTTGTGAATTGGTAGATGTTTTTAATGCTTTTTCAAACATATCTTTTGCTTTCATTAGAGATGAAGCAATTTCTTTATCTTTCTGAAAAGAATCACTTTCATTTACAGATTGTAATTTTCTTTTAAATTCTTCTCTAAAAATGTTTTTGATTTCTTCTCTTAGATAATTTTCAACGTGTTGAGGTAATCCTTTATGTCCGGTTTCTGCATAATCTTTTGCAGCTTTTTTAGAAATACTTTTTGCAGTATCTTTTATTTTATCAGATACATCAGATGGTTTGATATCACCTTTTTGTAAAGCATGAACCATTCCCATAAATCTTTGTTGTGCTACTGATTTTGCCGGCATAATATTATTCTTTATGAATAAATATTATTTTTGTTCAAAAAGATAAATATAATCAGGATGTTTGTCAGATTTTAATTTTTGACGAACTCTCTCGTCAGAACAATTAAAGTATTCTGCAGCTTCTATAATTGAATAAAACTCTTTACCTTTACATTGTATGATAGGTAATTCTATACGAATATTATTATCCCACAAATCTTGCATTTGTTCGTATGTGATATCGGTAGTATCTATTCGTTTCCAATGTCTGTATTTTGGATTATTAGATTCAATATAATTTCTTGCCATTGATTCAGTAAAATCCCCACCAATCAATTCCGCTATTTGTTTTGGGTTCTCAAAAGGAATCCCATCTACTTCGTATTTAATATGTGGATTGGTTTCTTCACCAATCACTTGCCATTCTTTATATTTGGATTTAGTTGAGCGACATCTTCTTTCAACTTCGGTAGCTACTAATTCATTTGGATTGATATCAATTGCAGCTTCTCTAAAACTTCTATATTGTTTTCCATCAACACTACATACAAAATTATCACCATTAACAATGTTTTCAGTTGCTATATCAGGATTTCCTTTTACAAATACTAATATGTTTTGATGTACCGATGCAATTTTACGATTTCTTTCAAAGTATGTATCAACAACTCTTGAAGCTTGGTGTTGTGAATTAAACAAAATCATATCATTATAAAAATGTAAACCGGCTTCTTCACAAGCTCTAATCGTTTTCCAAACTAATCCTTTATACTTTCCTATTTTATAATTACCAGTTGTAGATTGTTCTCTAACTTCCGATACAACAATAGCAAAGAAACGATTATCTTTTAATTTAGCTGCTGATTTTTTAACAATAGAATAATACTTCTTATCAAATGAATCTTCATCCATATTTGAAAGGTCTGCTGGATTATCCGTATATTTTTCTAAATCGTAGTAAGGTGGACAGGTAAATACAAAATCTTGTGTATTATCGTATATAGAATCAATCACCCATTCACTATCACCTGTAATCCATACGGGTTTTGATGATTGTTTTTTATTTGCTTCAATTTGTTCATCCGAAAGGTCAATACCATTATAGATATACCCCATCTCACTTGCAACAATACCTCTAACACTACCACCTGCAAACGGGTCTAATATTCTACCTTCTTTTGGACAAAACCATTCATACATTTTTTCACAAAGAGTTGCATCAAATATAGAAACGGTATTATCTTCCCAAAAACGAGATTTTGATTCAGTATTCTCTCTACCCAATTCTGATTGGATATTATAGGTATTAATCCACCATCTTTTACGCTCTTGCCATTCTTTAGAGCGAGTATCTAAAATTGAGAAAGGTTTAATCATAACACAAATATACGAAAAAAGCTTGGATTTACCAAGCTTTTAATTGTATTTTTATTTGAATTTATTAATTAAAATCAGAATTATAAACCCCACCATATCCATGTATATCTTTATGTGCTGCAGTTTTAGCTTTTGATGCATTTGGGTCCTCATCGTATAAACTATTGATATATTTATCTTCTATATCTGCTAAATTTCTTCTATAAGCCGCTAATTGAGCCGTACCCTTTTTTAAATCTGGCATCATAGAAGCTTTTCTTTTAGGGTCTTTTTCTGCAAAATATTTAGCACCCATTGCTTTTTGTTTATCTTCAAGTTCTTTTACTTTTTTTTGTACCGCCATATATTTTATATACATTTTAGGTATTCCAGCTTCTTCAATTTTTTCTTCAGGTTTTTTACCATTCTTAGTATCATCACCATCAGCCCAATCTTCTTTAACTACTCCTTCTGGAACACAATTTGGTACTTGTTTACCATTTTTTGATTTCATTCCAACTTGCTTATATCCTTTCCAACAAGGTGCATTTTCATTTACATTTTCACCTTTATACTCATAATAGCCAGAAGAAGCTTGTGTAATATAATTTTCAGCATTTGAAATGTGGTCTTGAATCCAAGCAGGAATATCTTTTTCATTATCTCCTAATTTCTTTCTTAATTCATAAGCTGCTTTGATAATAGTATCTAATTGATTATGAGCCATATGAACTTCATGGTCACCACCTTCTTTCTCATGTGATTGAGCTCCTGCATCTTCACCTTCGTTTGTTGGTTTAAATGCTGATGCAAATGGGTTAGAATATACTTTTCCGTATTCAAATTGTCTATTACCCATTTTGAAACTACCTTTACCTGCTAAATCAGTTAAACGAATCATATTATTTAATTTTTACAAATCCTTTACCAGTAAACTTATAACCTGCTTTATATAATGCTGCTACAGCTGCTTTATAGTTATGATTTTTTTCTCCCTGTGATAAGATGAAGTGAATACTCTGCCCTGCAACTTTAGTTTTATCTAAATCAATATTTCCTAATTTATAAGGAATAGCTGGTTTTAATGCTTCTTTTTTGATTGCTAATCTTTGATTCATTGTATCTTCACTAATATCAGCAATTTCATAATATCTATTTAAGATGTGACCCATATCTTCATACAAAGAATGTAATCTTTCATCCATTGCTTTTGCTTCAACAGCAAATTTATCAAATGATTTACCTAATTTATCTAATTCCTGCATATTTCTTTTTACAGTCACATTATCAAACCAATCTCCACTTTCTCTTAATGTCATTTCCTTTGCGGCCTCAACGATACCACCTAAAGTATTTGCTACTTCAGTCATATCACTTTTACGCTTCATTTGGTCTTGAAAAGTATTATATGTAGAAATAATTTCTAAGAAATGTTTTTTAACTTCTGGAGATAACTTTCTATCACTATCTTCTAAATTTTCTTTAATACTAAATTTACCATTAACTATCTTTACTTCATTCAAGTTAGTTTTACGGATATCGTTGTATCCTTTAGAAACTTTAGTAGCGTTTTTTGGTGCTTCAACCTTCAAAGTCATTTTGTTGTTGTGCACATAATCGTAAATATCGAATGATTTCTTGCTCATATTATACTATCTCTGTTATTATTTCTCTCATTAAATCCTGTGCTTTGCAGTAATCACCACAAACATCAGTACCAATTTGTTTTAAAGGATTGTAAGACTCATTTACAGGTACCATAAATGCACCATGTGTTGACGGGTTACTTACAAAATCCCAACCTATTAATTCAAAATCTTCTTGTACTTCTACTTTGTTTCCACTTAAGTTACGAGTAGAACCCATACCTCTTGAAGAAATACCCAATAGGATACCGGCTTTTAATAATTCTTTTAAGATATTACCAGATGGTGTAGAAAGAATTTCAACTGTTCCTACTAAATCATCACCGTCCCAATGAATCTCTCTAACATTATGAGATACATTTTTTAAGTTAATAACAGTAGAATCTGGATGGTCTAATTCACCCAAAGCTCTTCTTTCCTTAATTAATGTTTCATACTTCTTAGCTTCTCTCATTAAGATTGGCTTAGGATATACTCTACCGTTTTGGTTTTCAGCACCAGCTCTTTGTAGAACACCTTTTACAATAGTTCTACCACCAGCATCTTCTTGTACTCTACCCTCAAATAAATTTGTTTCTATTAAAAGCGATTTCATTATCATTTATCTTTTTATTATGACCAACACTCACACATCTCTTTTGTTAAACCACAATGAGGACAAGTTTTTTGTTCTCCTTCATCAACTACTTCATATCCTGTCATTGATGCTAATCTTTTTGCAGTTTTTTTAGCTTGTTCAGGTCCTTTTGCAAACGCCGCAGGAGTATTATATCCAGCAACACCACCAGTACCACTCATCTCGTTGGTATTTTCTTTCTTTTCGCCTTTACCATTCCATGCAGCATCTATTTTGTTGAAAAAAGCTTTCTTTTCTTCATCACTCATAGATTGAATAGATTTACCAGCTTTTTCTAATGCTTTAGCGAAAAAAGCCTGATATTCAGACTCTTCGTTCATTACTTCTTTAACGATTTCTTTTAATCGGTTTTTTGAAATTTTCATATTATAATCCTCTTATTTTTTCTGAAAGGTTCATTAATCTTTCTTTGATTTTATATAAACTTTTATTAGTTCTTTTATAGTAATCTTCCTTCTTAAGTCCGTTTTCAGTTTTTAATTTAGAATACCAATTAACAAATTTTTCAACTTCAGTTAATTGATTATGAATACTGGTAATACCTCTACTTATTTTAGCTTTTGGTGAACCATCTTCTTTTTTAAGTGCTAACCAACGATTTTCTTTCAAAGTTTTTTCAGCATCATCAGTTGCTAATACCATACCACTAACATCTGCCAATGCACCATCATCTTTTGTATCAGCTGCAGTTGGTTTCATTTCCAAAGGTTTTTTAGAATTAGCTGGAACATCGTTTTTTAACCAGTCCTTAGCTTCTTCTAATTGAATTTCTTTGATTATTTCTTTAATGGTATTTTTTAATTTGATATTATCCATTTACTTTTGATTTTAATTCTTTGATTAACTCATAAGAAAGCATGATAGATGAAACTTGATTATCAGATACAGTTTTACCAATTTTCATTTTTTCTAAAACAGAAACTGTTTCAGTTAATTTGATTTTAGTAACCTTATCAGATATTTTTGATTGAATATTCTTTAATTCAGCTATTATTTTTGGTAATTCTATACCAACATAATCTTTGAATTTAGATGTATTTGAAATATTATTAATATACTCTTTTAATAAATTCTTTTGTGATTCGTTTAAATTAGTATATTTTTTGTTAAAGGTTTCAACTAAAATTTTGTATGTTAATAAACGAAGGTCTTTATCTTGTTGCTTATAAGTCTCAATTAATTTTTTATCTTCTTGAGGTTGTATTTTTTGTACAGGCTTTGATGTGATATTTTCTATTAGGGTAATTTTTGAATTAAAAATATCTTTGATATCATATCCTTCGGTTTTCTTAGATTCAAATACTTTATATATTGATGCTAATACTTTATAGTTAGTTATAGGAGAAGATAAGAAGTTTTCTAATTCAAACTTAGAATTAATCTCTTTAATAAGATTATATTTCTCTTTTGAAAGTTTTGTGTAGTTCAATTTAGTATGTGCTTCACATACAGTTTCTACAAATTTATCCGCTTTTGTTTCTGAATTATATTTCTCTTTCAACAATAAATCATAAAGACGTAATTCTTTATTTAATTCTGTTGATGGACCAAAGAATTCTTTTACAATATTTTTAGCGTTTTCTGTCTTATCGCCGTTAAGAACTTCCAATGTTATTTGTCTTACCAAAAGCTCAAATAACACTCCAGTATTCTTAAATTTGGAATGTTTAATTTTTTTCATTTAATTACCCTATGTTTTTTCTAACCTATAATTTAACACATATAAATATAAACTTTTTAATGTTTATTAAAATTTGGTATCATCTAATATATTTTTTTCATCTAAAAGGTCAGATTTTTCAGTTTTTTCACTTAAAATCTTCTTTTTAGAGGATATACCGTTTATATATTCACGTGCTAATTTTTTTGAATTGGCATTTACATTTCTACTATCTCTTGCCCTTTCTTTCTCATTCTCTTTATTACCTAATGGGTCTCTACCATACGGATGCTTATCCTTACCATATGTGTTACCTTCTCGTGGTCTACCACCCTGATTATCCACTATCTCTTGCTTCATTTTTTCAATTTCTTCTTCAACATTAGTTTGTTGAGGTGGATTTGCAGGGTCTTGTCCTTGTTGTTCTATTGAATTATATCTGAATCTATCTTTAACATCTAATACAATCTTAGCTCTTTCTAAATCAATTTCATCTTTACTCATACCAAATACATTATGGTATGCCCAATCAGTAGATAACATATTAAGACCTTTAAGGTCAGTTGCCAATCTTACTTTTTCAGACCATAAATTAACTTTCTCTTGTTCGTATATTGTAGATGCGTTTGTTAAACTTAATTCAAAATCTGCTAAATCGGCGTCATCCACACCTTTAGCAGCTAAATGAACTACAGCTATTTTAGCCAATTCACTAACAACCGTTCTTTGTATTCTTTCAATAGTTCTAGCAAAACGAACATCTTCCGCAGCTAATGTAGCTTTACCATTCACATTTTCATCATAAGATAAATAAGCCTTTGGTACTCTTAATGCCGCAAATAATTTATTCTTTAAATAATCAATATCTTCGATAGCTGCATAATCCAATCCTTGTAAATTGTTTATTTCAGTACCACTATCACTACCACGAACTGGTAAGAAGAAATCTTCCGTAAGGTTTTGAATATTATATTTTAAGTTATAATCTCCTGTATTTTGGTCAACAAATGGAGTTTTCTTCATTTTGTTGATAATCTTCTGCATGTAATTATCCACTTCTTGAGGTGGTATATTACCTATATCAATTTTAAATACTCTTTTTTCAGGTGCTCTCATAATACGATGGATTAACATCGCATCTTCCATAAGAGTTAATTGTTTCCAAATTCTTCTAGCATTTTCAATCATTGATTTACCATAAGGTAAGAAATTGGTATCAGATAACATTCTAAAATGAGCCATCTCATATTCTTCATATTCTTTTTTACCAAATCTATCTAATTCAACTCTATACTTTACATAATTTGAATTATTAGGGTCAGTACCTTCTAATCTTTCAGTATTGTAAACAGAATAAGGATGTACATTTACAATACCTGCTTCTGGAGCAATCTCTAATGCTAAAAACGCATCACCGTATTTAACTAAATTTCTAATCCAAGGCCATAAATTGAATTCGATGTTCATTACATCATAGAATAAGTTATGAAGCATTTCTCTAATATGCTCATTCTTTGATTTAATTTGAAGAACATCACCATATTCATTTTTAGTTGTAGATTCATCTGCATATATATCTAATGCAGAACCAATGATTGGGTCGTTATCCATAGCATCATAATCTCTAAAAAGTTCTCTACGAACTTGATGATATGCCATTGATTGAGCCCCTTGTTGAGTCTCATAATAAGAACGCTGTAATTTTGTATATCTATCTCTTAGATTTACAAAGTTAGTATTCATTTGACGGTCTTCAAAATCAACCACCTTTCGTTTACCATCTTTACCAACGGTTACGATTGCGTTTTGGGAGAATAATTTCTTTAACCTACCAAAAAAACTTCTGTCATCTATTTCTTGTTCTGCCATAATTTATTTACCATTTTCTACAACTCCAATAGTTTGCTTTTGTTCTAGGACCAGGATTATCACAATGCATTCTAGCTCTAAAATTCTTTCTTCTTTCTGGGTTGTCTTTTTTGATTACCATTCCTTTTTGTCCAAAATTTACTTTAATAATCTTTCCAGTTTTTGGATTTTTTACATAAACTTTAAACTTCTTAACATCCCCTTGCATTGGTTTACCCAATTTAACTTCTCTACCTTGATATTCGGCTTCATAAACACAACCACAATTTGCTTCTTCTAATTGAGATTGATATCCTTTTAAGAAATTAATAAAATCAGGCATATCTTCCTGTTCAACATCCAATTCATCATAATCATCAATTGGATTGTCTTGTGGAGTATCACCTTTTTTATACAATTGGTCTACTTCGCTTTCTTCTTTCATTATGGATTTTAAACTAATCATAGTATTTGACATTATATCATATAAATATTCGTTTTTATCAAAACACTATAACCATTGTGATAAATCTTCAAATCCATCACCCACTCTCATCTTCCAAGGGTTTTCATCAGGTTGTGAACCACCATAAATACCTGTATATTGCATGTTTGATGATATACCACCCAATGTTCTTTTTGTAAGGTCAATACCCTCTTGTCTTAATCTTAATGCGGTATCTCTTACCCATAATGAAATCGATAATGCCATTACTAAGTCATCATTATATCCTTTCATAGCTTCCGCTCTACCATTTATAAAAATAAATGTAAACAACTCATCTATCAAACGATTAGAACGAATTGTTATTGCTTTTTCTCTGAAATACTCATCTAATTTTGATATAATCAAAGGTCTAGTCTTAGATGTTGTTGAAAATCCAGCCACCATTTGTTTTTCTTCCGCACGATATTTGTTTCTCATTTGATTTTCTACATCAATATATTTTAAATCCTTACTCATATAAAATAAGTTTTTATAATCTCTATCTATACATTGTTGAATACATGCCCATCCAATATTAGAGTTTTCTATTACAAGTAAAGCATCATTATATTCAGTTGAAAGATTTACTAAAAAGTTTCCAAAATCTTTTGTTTCAATTTTACCTTTATATTCTGCAACTTGAGTTGAGTTCATAATATCAATCACCTGTGCAGCCGAATAGTCAGCTCCATCACCTCTAGCAACGTCCGCTACTACCATATAAGAACCACCGGCTACTGGATATTCCCATCTCCAAAGATTACCATCAAATCCTGTTTTTTCAATCGGATTTTGACAATATGTTTCTTTATAAAACATTAATAATTCAGGTTCAATTACAGTTTCACCAGATGATACAAAGTCACAATCACATTCTTGAGCTGCTTTTTTAGGTCCTAATAATTTTTCTTGCTCATCTCTCCATTTTTGGTCTCTTTCAGGATGCACAGTCCAATGTAATCTAATTGTATTAAATGGATTTGTACTTTCTTCTGCACCCAACCATGTTTGGTGAAACCAGTTACCCACACCATTAGGAGTAGAAAGTGCAATACACGCACCACCCGTTGATAATGTAGATTGTGCCGCTACCCATATCTCATCAATATCATCAATAAATGCAGCCTCATCAAATATAAGAAGTGATAACGCTTCCGAACGTCCTGCATCAGGAGAAGAAGCAATCGCTTTAATTTGAGAACCATTTGCTAATTTTAATGAAAGTTTATTATCTTCCAATGAACCACCCTTTAACCAAGATGGAAGTAATTCATGCATTACTCTTACTTTAGTTACTAAGTTTTTTGCTACATCTTGTTTAGTTGCAATTACCAACACATTAAAATCCGAATTAAATATCATTTTCCAAAGTGCGTATCCAGCTGATAAAGTTGAGATACCAGTTTGTCTTGATTTCAATACTATATTAAATCTATGGTCTTTAAATTCAGTTAATGTTCTCTCCTGAAATGGGAAAAGGTGAAAAGGTATTTTACCTCTCACCGGATGTTGAATCATACAATACTTTTTCATAAAATGTATCGGGTCAACCGCACATTTTTTGTATTCTTCTGCAATTATTTCCTTTAAAGATTTCTTTTGTGTTATACCAGTCGCCATATTAATCTTTTGGTGCTTTGATTAAATCGTAGTTTTTATTTTTTAATTTATCCCAAGCTTCATTTCTCAATTTGGTTACATCTTCAACTTCTTTTTCAAAATTCATAATATCAAGAAGTATTTCAGCTTTCATAGTTTCTGTATCTTTCTCCATAGTCCACTTCTCACTTTCACCTTTTTCATTAATATATTCGTATTCTTGCTTAACATCATTGTAAGCTTGTTTAAATCTAGCTATTACATCTTTTCCGTGGTCAATCATATTAGAATATATTTTATAATCTTCATATTCTTTCCACAATCCATCATATTTTATTTGAGCTTCTTTCTTTGTAAGACAGTGTAAACAATATCCAGTTTTAGATATTAACTTCTTATCAACTCTACCAACTTTAATTGTTTGACAATCTTCTGCTTTGCAAGTATTTAATCTATCTAAATACGCTCTAGCTTCTTCAAACACATCACCATGTTCAGACACGGAAATTTTACCGGCTTCTAATTGTTTCCACTTTTTACCATTAGAATCGGTCCATTCCTCACCAACTTCCCTTTTTACATTTTGATTTTCTGCTCCTGCAAATGAAATTTGAGTATCCTTTTCGTATTCTCCACCTGTTAAAACCATATCAACCAACTTCTTACGAGTTGGGTGCATGAACTTTTTATTAAATTCTTTTGTCATATTATATACGATATTTTCGTATATATAAGTATATCAAAATTAGATAAAACGATTAATTATCGAAGAATATACCTAATATTTGATTTAAAGGTGCAAATGCTCCAGTAAGTTTGTAAGTGTTACCACCATATACAAATACTATACCTTCATTTGGTACAATTTTATCAAATCCACCCAAAGCTTGCATTCTACTTAATTCTAATTTAAGTTTTTCAATCTTTTTAGGGTCACCACTTGCTTTTACTTGTGCTATTGTTGATTGTAATCTAGATACCATTTGTTTAGTAGCTTGTGTTGGATTTGCAGTTAATACTGATGTCATAAATGATAATACTTCCGCACCTACACCTAAGAATATCTCCTCAAATCTCATTAAGTTATCTTTGGATATTTTAGATTGGTCTTTTTTATCAACACCATCTGCCCATGCTCTTATTTTATCATCTTTAATATCTGCAATACGGAAACTCTTATCACCAAACGCCCATCTTTTAACTAATCCTATTTTTTGTTGAGCATCTAACTTTTTAGCATTTTTATCTACAAAGTTTGTCCACCAAGCCTGATGATAATCTGCTACACCATCTTTATCACTCAATCCAAATTCAGATTGTAATTTAGAAATCATAGAAATATACTTTCCTTGTTTAGAAGAAAGGTCTTGTGTTTTTGGTAATGATTGCATTGGAGGTCCCTGTATAGTATATTGTGATTGAACATGCTGATTTACTTGCTTAATCATTCCGGCTAATACTTTAGCTGCATCTTGATTTTGTCCAATTACATTACCATCCTTATCATATTCAAAAGTACCATGAAATACCAATAAAGGTTGTCCATAAGGAATTACATTTACTGATGTTGGGTATATTACTTCCAAATTCATAAAACATTTACCATCTTCAAATATCTTTTTTCTTTGTGCTTCTGATAATGAACCTATTGCTTTTGAAAGGTCATTCATAGCAAAATTATATGCATCAGTTAATCCACCTCTACCTGCAAATTTATCAGCTACTTGTCCTATTGTCATAGCACCAGCACCACTATTTTTAAGATGTGATTTATTACGAGCTGCAACCAATCTACCATTTACCCAACTAATTGCTAATGCCTGTCCATCAGTTTTTTCTCTTGCAGTTTCTAAATCACCATTAAGTGCTTTAGTTACAATATTTTTTAAATCACCAAATGTAAGATTCATTTCAATATCAAATGGATGATGCATATGTCCATAAGCACCACCTTCGGTTAATAGTGATTCATTAATATTATCTTTTACTGGAAATCTTAACTTTACACTTTTAGCAATGTGTCTTTCATCATCTTTTATAGTTTCTCCATCAATATCAACACTTGGGTCCATATTTATTCTTTCATCTGTTCCAGGCTGATTATCATATTGATTTGGATATACATCGGTAGTACCGGCTGTATTTTTACCATCTCCTTTTACAAAATCGGCTGGTAATTTATATCCATATTTTAATGTACGATTATATTTGTGTACACTATCATCGTGATTATCAACAGGAAGTTTTGCTTGATTTTTTAATCTTTTTAATTCATGTTCAGATGGAGTTTCGTGATATGTTGCCCAACCTGGTAAATCTTTTGTATAATAACCAGCTCTATCATAATCATTCCAATCTGCATTCCATTGATATCCAGTTACAGTATTTCCATCATTATAAAAAGCATCTGCTCCACTATATTCTAATAAACAATGTTCTTTTAATTTATCATAGTATCTAATATCTTCCCATAAATGGTCCATAGCTATTTCAGCTGCATAACGGATATCAGATGTATGTTCCATCTCAATTTTAATACCTTTTTCTAATTGTTTTTTAACATATTCTTTTGCAAATTGTTTTGGGTCATAGTATCCTTTAGGGTCCCATTTTTTAGCCAAATCAATTAAAGTTTTATTTTTTGCTAATCCACCAGGTATTAAATCTTCATACTGTTTAGTATTATCATTTCCGCATTTATGACAAACATATGGGTCATCTCCACCATCGGATAAATCCCAACTCCAACCACATTTTGAACATTCTACTTTTTTATAATCAGAATCCCAATTTTCTTTTACAGGTTCATATTGGTCATCATTTTTTTTCTTTAATTTTTTAGCAGTTTTTTTAACATCCTTTGGGTCAGGTGCTCCATTAATATATCCAGAAGGTAAACTTAATCCAGTTCCAATCCCACCAGGGAATCCACTAGCAGCTCCACCTGCACCAGCAGCACCAGTTCCAAAACCAAATTCTTTTAATTCATCCTTTTTAGGTATTCTAAATGTTACTGCTTTTTTACCATTGATTGTTGGCATACCATATTCATCCTTACCAATATCTTTAACTAATACTTTTTTGTTTTTGAATTTACCCATTAATAAAGTATCTCCAACTTTTACATTTAAACCAATTTCTTCATTAATACATTCTTTAAGTTTCTTTAACTTAAGAGTAATCATTTTGAATATTTGGTCATCAAACTTAGGATATGCTTTTGTAAAATTCTTTTTTCTTTCAGCTTCAGTACCAGCACTTAACCAATATCTAACATCAGTACCACTAATAGGATTTGATGTTGCAGGTGCTGCATATACATAACCTCTATCTAAATAAGGTTCAGTTACTTTACCTGTATATGGTGTGAAATATTTACCACCTAATCTTTGTTCATCCTTTTCACCAACAACCGTTATAAATCCGGTTTTATCTTTATTATATTTGTTAAGGATTTCAGTTGGAGCATATGGATTTTTTACATTAACAATTTTAGATGATGGTATTCCAAACATCTTAGTCATTATTGCTTTCTTCTCTGCAAAACCGAATGGTGAATTTGAACTATTTGTTACATTAGAAGTTGCGATATAAACATTATCTGCACCAAACTTCCTTACTAATTGCTCATAAGTTGCGTAATGTCCCTTATGAAAAGGTTGAAAGCGGCCAGAATAGACAACTATTACTTTGTCTATTGAAGCCGCTTCCAATAATATTGATTCTACTAAAAAATTTGCTAATCCGTTCATTATACGATATATCTTATACCATATAAATATATGGGATTATTCTTTTACAACCTTTAAGTTAGAACTTGGATTTTGTTGTTGTTCAGCAAGTTGCTTTTTGGTTGGAGTTCCAGGTTGGAAAGTTATTGTACCTTCATTTAAATTCAATCTTCCTTGAGGATATAAATCATCCAATTCACCCAATATTTCTCTTAACTGTTCATTAAGAGTTTTGAATTCATCTTCTGATTTTTCTAAGATATCATCTAATCTTACTAACTCTTCTTGAAGTTCTTTTTTTCTTAAATAGATTTCACCAAATCTTCCAACATATCCATTGATAGTTGTATTTAAACCTTGGATATTTTCTAATACTCCCTCATCAATCTTTACAGTTGCAATCTCAATAGTAGATTTTTGTGGAATTTTGTCTAGCTCTGCCATAAAATATTGTTTTTATTTGTTTATATATAATTATCCTATTTTTTAATTTTTATAGGAATTTTTCTAATTCTTTTATCACCATTTCTGATGTTATTGATTTGGTACATTCAAATTGTCTATCCGTTCCTTTATGGTCAGGACACCAATTCCAATCCGATGGGTCTAATCTTATTCTATTAAAACACCCTTCACATTTTCCTTTTGGAGCAGTAATTCTTACACAATCTTGCATTTCAGCCCAATCGTATGAAAATCCACTTATTAAAACGGTTGGAACATTTAAAGCCCAACTCAACCAACTCAATCCACTACCTATACCAATAAATGCTTTAGATTTTATCATTTCATCCATTACCAATTCAATAGGGCCGTTTGGATGTTTAACCACTCCTGTTGGGAGTTTATTTCCCATATAGTTATCACCCTCTTTAGAAACTAACTTAACGATATACCCCCTCGAATTCAACCAGTCCACTACATCTTGCCAACCCTGTGGATTGTTCCAAAATTTAGATTGAGCAGTACCAAATACACCAATGCAAACCTGTTTATCGTTTGGTTTAATTTTAGGATTTCTCTTTTTAATTAATGGTTTTACCTCTTTATATTCTAATCCTAAAATATCAGATGCCATTTTTTGTAAAGTAACCGATTTAGGGTCATTTGGATTTTTATAAAAATTAACTGAACTATCATCATTATAATATAATCCAATTCCATACATTGCATATAAATTTGTTACATTAACTCCTGGTTCTACAAATTCTAATTCCGGATATTGTTCTTTAAACATACCATTCATAAATGTAGATACAACCACTTTGCAATTATATTTTTTTCTAAACTCCTCTGCGTAAGGAAACCATGCCATACTATCACCCAATGCTTTAGAATCTAATGCAATATAAACTCTTTTACCAATTGGATTAAATAAATGCTCATACCATAATTTACCATTTTCATAAATCTTAATATGCCAGTTTACAAAATATTCAATACTACATTTAGACCAACAATTATTTTTAATAGTAGATTCGTAAATGATTTTACTAGTATTACTATTAATAAATTGTATTTTATATTCCGCTTCTTTTGGACCAGTAATTTCTACAAAAGCTCCTTTTACAAAATGCAATGATGCTTTGTTTTTTATTTCTACAATATTATTTTGATTTTTTTGTAAATTATCGTAAATCATTAACTCCAAGTTTTAACTGTTAAATCCAAAAGTGAAAATCCTTCTGCCTGTTTACTATACATTTTATTAGTAGTATATCTATTTTTAGGATGATTATAAAATACATGATTGTACCATAAATCACCAACATCCCAACCACAATCTTTTAATCTGTCCATCCACCAACTTTTAGTTCGGTTTGGAATTAAATAAGCGTGGGCTAAATCTTGATTGTATGCAGTTTTTGTAAATAAATCATCTATCTTATCTTTACTAATAGATGGGTTATCAGCCAAACCAATAAAATATACATCATCTCTTTCAGATATAAAACATGCCCTATGTACTATTTCAACAAATTCTTCTAAGCCAGTATAAATAAATGCATCAGCTTCAAATACTAAAGTGTAATCAAAGTTTTCTTCATCCATAGTTTCTAATGCCATTCTATGTGCCAAATAACATCCATAATGCCTACCAGTCATCCATCCCAATCCAGCACCAGGATATAATTCACCAGGTTTATTATCTTTACTAATGTGCTCTGGTCTTCTACAATTTTCGGCAGGCGCTAATCCTTCGTATGGTTTATTTACAATTGGTTCATAGTACATACCATATTTTTCCAATTGTTTAAGAGATTGAATAGATACTCTTTCTCTCATATCATCTGGTCTGGTTAACATATGTTTTATTTGAATACGAGGTTTTTTTCTTATCCAACTTCTAAATCCTTTTGTAAATTGGTCATAGAAAAACTCATCCGCTGCTTGATTAACACCAGAGAAAACACCATAATCATCTCCACTAATAATACCTCCTGGTTTTACTTTATTGTACCAAAAATGAATATCATCTTTAACATCTTCGTAAGAATGTCCCGCATCAATCATTATAAAATCAATACTATTATTTTGAAATTGATTAGCTGCATTATGGGATGTATCTTTAATCGTATCAAATGTTCCAAAATTATTAGATAAAACTGTGTTATCTATAAACTCATAAAATATATCACCACTATACGCATTTACAATATTCTGATGTAGTTCCTCATCTTCAGTCCCTTTCCAAGTATCAACTGCTGTAAATTTAATATCTTTACCTGATTCTTTTATTTTTGTTGCTAAATGATTTGTTGATTTACCTAACCACGCTCCAACTTCTACAAATGTTTCACCACCTCTTGCATTCTCAACCATTTCATTATATAAATCCTCATACGCAAACCAACCAGGTATTTCATTAAATTCAGGTTGTAATTTTTCTAATATAATTCTTTTTGTTAATTTTAAATCATCGTTGATATACGTTACTAAAGGATTATTATCGTATGTATCTAAATAGGTATGCAATCTTCTAAAAATAGATGGCATTTCAAATGAAAGTGCCTCTTTAATTGAAAGTGGATTTAATTCTAATAATGATGAGAAGTAAAATAAATCACATGCAGCATAAAATTTTTCTACATCATTTCTTTCTCCCCATACAATACAATTATCTGGCTTATGTTTCATAAGAGGTTTCCAATAGTCCTCATAGTTCATTGCCTGATTTCCTACAAAGTGAAATTTAATTTTATACTTTTCTAATTGTCTTGCAATGTTGAATATTTCTCCTTGATTTTTTCCTTGCCCAAATAATCCAACATTTAATACATGCTTCCAAGTTGGGTCTAATCCTAATTCTTTTTTAGCTTCATTTTTATTGAAATCATATTTTTCAACTGGGTATTCCCATACATCTAATTCAACTCCCAAATCGGCATCTTCAAATCTTTGTTTACTCCATTCAGATACTAAAACATATTTATCTGGTTGATAAACAATTTCAGATGGATTTGTAAAAGAACCATGTGTAGTTGCAAGAATAAAATAATTTCTATCTTTTTTAAAGATTTGGTCTAATACAAATGGTGCTAAATCAAATTGTGGAATTTCCTGAAAATGTATAATATCAGGATTAAATGCTTCAATTACCTTTAATACTTCAGATTTATCTTGTCCTAAAGTATGAACAGGAACTAATTCTTTAATTCTATTTTTTTGAACTACATAAGCGTTTCCACCACTATTGTTTATTTCAACAACTTCGATTTCAAAATCATTATGAAAATTCTTTACCTGTTTATAGGTATATTGAGGTTGTCCTCCCGTAGAAAGATGGGGACAGATGTAAAGTAACTTCTTTTTAGACATAAATTATTTATTGTACAAATATACAATATTTTTTTGAAATAACAAAATTTATTTTTCTTCGGTTTCGTAGATAACGATTCCTTCGTTTAAATCAACTTCTCCTTTTGGATATTTTAATTCTAATTCAGCAACTATGTTATTAAAACCATTTGCAGATTCATCTATTTGTGTTTCTAATTCTGCTTTTGCTGTAGATAATCTTTTTACTTCGTTTTCCAAATCTCTAATTCTTAAATTCAATTGTCCAAATGTAAAAATTAATTCATTTGTTTTAGTTTGTGAACTAACTAAATTATCCAATGTTTCTTGTGGTAATTTTTCAGTTATTTTTGCCATAATATATTATTTTATATATATAAATATATAGTTTTTTAGTTTCCGTATGGTGAATTTCCTAATAAATCAGTTGGCCATTTCCCTTTTAATTCATCAATTGTAGTAACATCCGATAAATTCATAGTTGGTAAATCTCTCAATTGTTGTTTTTTTGCTACAATTTCAGTAGTTGGATTACCAGTTTCTAAAGTTCTCATAAATTGAATATCTAATTCATCTAATATAGAAACTCTAGCTTCCCTCATATCATCTATAAATTTAATTTTTGCAACTTCCATATTAATAATTAATGGGGATATACTTCCTTTTTCCAAATTCCAATCTAATTCATATGAACTATAAAAATCAGAATCATTAATAGGATTCTCACTTAATAAATAATTAATACTTCCAGTTGGTATATGTAATTCTTTATTAAAATCATTTACATTTCCATCTCCTAAGTAGTACCAAGTTTCTCCTTCTAATAGATAATTTTTATATATTATATACATTTTATTATATTTTATTTTTTATTTGTCAAATACTGCAAAACAAACATATCCACCAGCAACTCCTTCGGCAATAGGCTTTGTATTATTATTAAGAGCTTGTATTCTAAACATAAATGAACTATTAGTTTTAGCCATAACCATACATACTGTTGTTTTTTGGCTTGATGCGTAATCAATATTCGATGATAATAATACAACGGAATAATTACCATCAGCTAAATTGTTTGTAAATGTAACTGTATATGATGTATATGTAGAATTATATCCAACGCTTGTACTAACATTATATGGATTTGTTATACCATAATTGTTTGGGTTTGTTGTACCGCCACCATTATATATTACACTACCAAATGCTTTTACAGCAGGGCCGTATCCATTTTTATCTTTACTTAATGATGAAAATAAAACACCATCTATTAAATTTAATGGGCCTTTTATTTTAGCACTATATGGAAATGCACCACTGAATCCACCATCAATACCATCTGTAACAGAAAAATATTTTGTATCATCCATTGCCACCAAAAATCCACCACCATTTACATATGTACCCGCACTTGTAGCTTTTATCGATATTGCTGCTCCAGGTTCAGTAAAACTTACCCATGCTTCAGATGAATCATTCCAAGGAGAACCAGAAGTATTCGATGAGTTTGTATAAAAAGTTACATATAATTGTAATTTATAAGATGTTGATGCAGTTAATCCAGTTGCACTTACTGTAAATACTGTTGGTTTTGCTAAGTATTGAACTTGACCACTTAAATACCCATCATATCTTCCAGTAACAGGGTTGTAGTGATAACTACTTCCACCATATGCATATATACTTCTCTGAGTTCCGTATCCATTTCCTATTATATTATTAGAACCATCTGTTATAACTAATTGAAGGCTTATTTGTGCACCCGCTTGTCCATATCCATATGCAACTAGATTTTGTCCGGATGGATTATATGTCCAAGTTGCAGTATGAGTACCACCTGCGGTTGATGCTACAAAATCCGTTAAAGGAAAATATAAATAAGTACCATCGTTTTCATTAGCACCATCGGTTGTTGTTGTATCCGTTTGGTTAATATGAAGTGTTGTTGGTGATGTTTGCCATACAGGAGAACCACCAGGTCCAGTTATTGAATAACCGGTAGGTTGTGCTGCACCAGGACTTGGTAATGATAATCCAGTATTTGCAGAAAATCTCAATGCATCATTTGCATCTTTTACTTCAATTGCTTCAGCTCCAGTTGTTGCTGTTAATTTAACTCTGGTATTTGCAGATGAAAATGCACTACCATCTAAATGCCACGCCCCAAATGTAGCATCGCTTGAATTAAGTGTTCCTTTAAAAAATGCAGTACCATCACCTTTAACAGCAAATCCAGTTGATGTAATATTACCATTTGATAAATCAATAAATGTACCCGCATCGGAATATATACTACCAGCAGTATATGAATAGTTTGTAGATGTGATTAAATTTGTTGCAACCATATTAGTTACAATAGAACCTGCTCCAATATATGTAGTAGCGTTACCACTATTAATTGCGTTAATTGCAGCCATTGCACCTAATGAACCACTAAACAAAGTAAGTGCAGTTGCAGATGATGCCGATGCAGCTGTATATGAACCAGATGCTGCAGCTCCTGCTGTTAATTTTGCATAATTTTGAGTTGCCGCATTACCACTTCCTCCTGTAATATTAATATCTCCAGAAATTTGTAATGTAGAACCATTCCATTTAACATACTTATCACCACCACTATTAACCAATGATAATCTATCCGAATATGAACCGCCGCCGGAATCATATATTCCTAAGAAAATACCCTGATTACCATATCCAATATTTGC